AGCTTCAGCTGATTTTTGATTCGCACGAACTCAGGGTTTTCCGCCACGATAGTTCCCGTGATGGTCGGGTTTCGGCGCTCGTACTTGTCCAGCACCAGATAGTTGATACACAGGTCATATTGCGCACGGCGGTCGGTGCCCTCCTGAGGGATGCTGACACCGGCCCCAGCCATGTATCCAACCGAAGCGGAGTAAAACCCCGGAATCAACACAGCATCGTCGTCCAGCGCGTCAATCCGGCAGTACGCCAGTAACTCCTTTTTCCGCTCGTCCGTCAGCTTCGCCATGGCTTACTCCCCCGCGGGCGGCTCGGCCAAAAACTCCGTCATGACCCAGCCGCGCGTGCCCGATTCGGACACAACCAGCGCCCAGCCCCTGACCTCCACGCCATAGGGAAGCGGCAGGATTGTCACCGGCGCGCCGTCGGAAAGGGTCCCCAACACCCCGTAGCTCACCGCGGGCCCCTTCCGCAGGTTCAGCCCCAGCGGAGCCGCCACCACGGCGGGCAGCTCCGCATAATCCGCATACGCCGCCGGGGTTTCCGTCGGCACAGCCGTCTGTGCCCCGGTCTCCGGCGTGGCTGTACTCTGCACGGCGGCAGCCTCAGCCGCCGCGCTCTTCGTTGCTTTTTTCCCCATCATGTGCCTCCTTAGCCCGCGGCAGCCGCCGTGTCGATGTAGCCGTTGATGTACGCGCTGTCATCTCGCTGCTGCACATCCTCTCGGAGCAGCGCCTTGGTCAGGGTCATGTCCTGTTCAAAGGCATTGAAGTCACCCGCCACGGCCACGTCGGAGGAGGAAACAGTCAGCTGCTTGCGGTCGAACAGGCGGATGCCCTCCTGCAGATCGCCCACGATGCAGGGAATCTTTGTGCCGTCGTTGGGAAGATCCGCGTTGGGCAGCTCCTCCACCGGAATGACCACCGCGCCGCAGGCCAGCTGCATCTTGCCCGGCTCGCTGGGGACAGGCGTCAGCAGGTCCCGGCCGGTGGTATCCTTCTGGGTGGAGAGCCAATAGATGCCGTTGGAGTTGGTGGTGATTTTGGTGGTAGCGCGGAACGCGCTGTCCAGATCCACCAGCACCGCCTTTTTGAGGCCGTCGATGCCATCGAGTGCCACCTTGGCCTTCAGGTTGATCGCCGCCAGAATCAGCGTGTTGTCCGTCACCCGGGCCTCGTCACCGATCCACTCCGTCAGCACCTGCGTGATATTCTCGTCGGAGTCCTCCAGCAGCTCGTTGGTCACCGGCAGGAACCCGGCGTATTTGCTGATAGCGTAGTTCAGCACGGAGAACTGGGGACCGGATTTCTTGGCAATCTTGCCGCCCTCGCTGACCTTGGAAAAGCCGGTCTGCTGGCTGCGGGTCTTAAACGTCCGGCGGCCCTTGCTGGTGGTCACGGATTCCACCCCCACCAACGCCCGGAGGTTGGCCTTGCTCTGGCGGTACGTCTCCACCCTGGTCACGATGTCCTCCGGCACGGTGTAGCCGCCGTCGGCGTCCACGCCTTCCTGGGATAGATCGCCCGCAGCTTTGGTCACCACAAAGCCGTTTCGGGCGGCATCCGCAAATGCTTTCACCGCGTTCGCCTTGGGCTCCGGATCACCGGCGGGCGGGGTAGAAGCGGCAACGCCCTTCATGCCCTTCACCGTGGGGTCCTCGTCGGGCTCCATGCCGGATTCATCCTGTGTCAAAACATCTTCCAGCGCCTTGATCTGGGCGTTCAGCTTGTCCACGTCGGCCATCTTGGTCTTGTAGTCTTCCGTGTCGTGCTTGCCCTCAAGAGCCAAGGCTTTCGCCGTGTCCAGCAGGGTCTTGCGCTGATTTTTCAGGTCATACAGCTTTTCCTTCAGAGTCATGATGATGTTCTCCTCTCAAAATCGTTTTTCCTCCAGCGCGATCAGCGCCAGAGCCTTTTGGGTTTCCGGGTCGTTTGCAGGGTCAGGCGGCGCGGGCTTGTTATCCTCGCCGCCATATGCTTTCACCACGCCGGCCGCCGGCTGTACCGGAACCGCGCAGAAAGACACCTCATAGGCATCCGTTGGTTTTTCCAGCTGCACAATGCACTTGACGTTGTTGTAAACGCCGCCGGGCATGTGCTCGCACCATTTCTCCCGCTTGTTTGTCCCGCAGATGTTGCAGGTGGCCTTTGCCGTCCGGCATCCCACGGACACCTCCCGCAGGATACCGCCCTCGATGGACGCGATCACCGGGACCGTGGCGTCGCTGCGCAGCATATAGGCACACAGCACCAGCCGGTTCCCTTTTCCGGACGGCTCCACCGCCGCGTCATAGATGCGGGCAGTCTGACAGGCAGCGGACCAGTTGTGGTCCATAATCACGGTCTTGCCCACATAGAGCTTTGCAAGGCCCTGCAGACACGCCAGTGTAAACTGCTCATTGTCCCGGTCCGGCTGGTCGTCGCAGGCGGCGATCCGGAAGGTAAACACGTCCTCTGCCTTCAGCGCCACCAGCGTCTGGCGGTTGATCCGTGTCATGTCCTCCGAAGAGACTTCCTTTTTCTCCACCAGGCCGAGCTTTTGAAAATCATGCTCCTTCATTATTTTGCTTCTCCTCCTTTTTTCCGGAGAGCGCCCGCTGGCGGCTCAGCTCCGGCCAATCCTCCAGCGGCACAAAGTTCAGGCTGGCTTCCCGCGCGTCGCCGCCCGGCACGTCCGGTTCATCTTCCTTTCTGAGGATGTCGTTGACCGAGTAGGCTCCCACCTCCCGCATAGCCTTGTACCACTCCTTGCGGCTGGCGGTGTCGCCCCGCAGCTCCGCCATCATGTTCCGGCAGACCCACAGTCCGCGGGCCCGCTCCGAGATGGTCAGCAGCTTCCGGCTGTCCTCCTCCTCATACTGGGTCACCGCAGGCTGGATGGTGTACTTGACGTACTCCACGCCGTTGGCACTGTTGCTCTCAAAGGACTCCTTTCCGGAGTACAGCAGATACAGCGGCACGCCGGTAAACCGGGCGATATCCGCCACCGACACGGCTTTGTTTTCCACAAACTGGGCGTCCGTGTTGGACATGGAGATGGGGGTATAGGTGAGATCGTTGTCCAGAACGGCGGTGCGCATGGCATTTCCGGGTCCGGTGTAGATGTGATCCCACTCCCGCCGGATGATATCCCGGTAGGAGATCTTCTCCCCGTCCGCCGTAACCTTATCGGGCTTTTTTGAAAGGTCTGTTTTTGTCAGGAGTACGCCGGAGGGTCTGCCGCCGTTGCGGTAGATGTCCTGTTCGTAGATGTCCCGGCAGATCGCCACATCCAGCGTCCGGGAAGCCTGACCCAGCAAGCTCCTGCCCTCGATGCCGTTGGTGGAAAATCCCTTGTAATGCAAAAGGTCTGCGGGGTACAGCTTGTAAAGGTCATGGGTTTTCGGGTCCTGCGCAATGTACCACAGCTTCCCACTGCCCGGCTGGATATACGGTGTGCAGGTTCCCGGCGGCAGCGGAAGCAGCTCCGCCGGGCGGCCGTTGCGGTCCCGGTAGATCCACACATAGGCGTTCCCCAGCACCAGCCGCTGGTACTCCACCAGCTTTTTATACACAAACGGCCCCATCGCCTCGTTGGGCTTCTCCCAGAGGACCGGTCCCAGATAGTGGCCCGCCACCTCCCGCCGGACGTTCAGGTCTTTCACCGCCGCCGGAAGCCTCCCGATGGAATCCGACCGGAGATCCACCGCCCGGTAAAAGGCGGAGATTTTCAGTGCCTCCGCCGCCCGCATAGGACGGTCCCGGCGGTTTTTCCCGTGGCCGGGCCAACCGGAGGAGGATTCCCAGGTAAGGGCCTCCTGCTCCGCCGTCAGACTTTTCCTCGTCAGCCTTGAAAATGAGATCATGCCGTGCCGTCACCGTCCTTTCCCGGCTGCGGTCCGCCGTCGCTGAGATACGAGCCCAGCAGACAGAAACCACCCGCCGTAATCAGCCCCGCCGCCGGGAGAACCCACAAGCCTACGCCGACGGCCACCAGCCCGCCGCCCAGCCAGTACAGGGCGTCCACCGCCCGCCATTTCCGCTTTTTCACAGCTGCCTCCTTTCGTGTCCAATTCGGACACATTCTCACATTGCAAATTTTCCGCTGTCGATCAGATCCGTCAAATCCGGCTTGTCCGTCCGTTTCACTAGCACCCGGGCCAGCGCGTTCATGGCAGCAGCCACAGGGTCAATGCGCTCCGTATCGTCCTTGTGGCGCTTGCTCAGTTTGATGTCTTCATAGTTGTTCTTGATCTCAATGGCGTTCTGCAGGCACCAAAGCACCAGCGGACTCTCCTCAATGACCACCTTCCCCTGCAGGAGCAGTTCCCGGAAGGTCTTCACCGCCAGATTCTGCCCGGCGCAGGTCTGGGATACCTCCACGCAGAAGTCGTCCCGGCCCCGATCCTCATTCATCCGGATTGCAAGGTCCGTCGCGTTGTGGCCGTCGTAGTCCACCTCGTCCACCTGCCAGCTGTGATCCCGCTCGCCCTCGCAGATCC